CCGCATCTTCTAAATCATCTGGTCCATTAAGAATGTATGGCGTATCTGTATTATCCCAATCAACAATACCACCCGGCTCAATAATTAAATTACCATCCTCGTCGTACGAAACATTTCTACCTCTCGAAAAATCAATGGCAACTTGACCATCCGAACGTAATATATAATAACCTTGTTGGTATAAGGCATTTGCAAGGTCTTCTGCCGTCTCAACACCAAACGCTTCCATGAGCATTTTTTCTGCTGTCGGACCTAAAACCGAAATTCCGTCGCTATTTACTCTTGTAAGGTCATCGTTAGCGCGTACAAAGTCCATAAAGTCTTCAATATCTTGACTTTCAATAGAACTTTCTAAAGCTCTTTGGTACGCATCTCGGTAGTTTTGTTGCCTTATGTTTTCTACGCGATTCATTATCCTGTCTGAAAGTTCTATTTCAGATGCTGTAGGAGCAGATTCAGGATCAAAACCTTCTTTACGCCAAACCCGTCGCTCTTCGTCAAACACAAGCGTATTACCGTTAGGGTCAGTGATTCGCGTTAAATTATTATTTTCGTCGTATAGGTAACGAGTGCCTTCCTCGCTAATATCCTCATACATGACAGTTACAGGAGTATCTGTGCCTTGAATTACTAAGTTACCTTCGCCGTCGTAACTTACATCATTTCTGTCATACCGATTACCTTCCGCATCTACGTATACCGCATCGCCTGTGGGTGTTTCATTTATATCGGGACCAGCATCGGGTACAGGCTGTGTTTCTTGTTGCTGTTCATACCACTGCTCAAAGCCACCAGCAGATGCAATTTGTGAAGCTAAACGTCTTAATATTTCAGGATTAGCGCCATCAACACTACGTTCTAGAGCCGCTAGAATCTCAGGAGATACACCATCAGGAAGTCCTTGTTCTCCCTCAACAATAGCTTGAAGCATGTCGAAAATGCTGTCTTCGGTCGGGCCGGTTGGCTCGTCGTCTTCGTCTTCTTGATCTAGATCCGGCAATGTGAAGTTTAAGTCGGGGTTTGTTTGGTTCAGTAAATCCAAACCGTTTTCAAAAGCGTTTCTGAGGTTTTCTACGTTATTAACTGCATCAAGGAATGCACTGCCACTTTCAAATTGACCACCGGAGGCCATAGCTACTGCTTCGGCAAAATCGTTAATGCTTTCAAACGCGCCTTGAGCCGCATCAGCGGCAAGATTCATAATCACAGTGGCATCAGCACTGCCTAGATCAAAACCTAACGCTTCAAGTAGCTCTACACCCGCAGTAAATACTGGACCTAATACCACACCTGCGGCACCTATAAGGCCGTTAATCCCTGTTTCGGCAACGCTTGCTACCCCATCTGTAATGGTATTGAGGATGTCCATGTAAGACATCGTGGCTTCGCTAGTGCCTATGAATCGAGGCCCATTTTCTTCTAACCACGTACTTATTCCTTCAAGTGCACCATCGACCCCTAGTGCTTCAGCTATGTCGCCACCTGCATCTGCTACAGCTTGCTCAAATAAATCTCCCAAACTACTCATGACAACACTTCGCAAGAAGTCATCAGTATTAAAATCACCCGTGATTGCACCCGTAGTGATGGCGTTTCCGGTCGCTGATCCTATCGCTGTAGCCGCCCACGCAGGTACTCCTGCTGATGCCAAAACTGGACCTAATAGTTGTCCACCAGCGGCACCCATACCGTAAGATACAGCTCCTAGTACGATACCTTTGAAAGCTCGTTCGAAGTTAGAATCTTCTCGTAATTTCCACGAATACTTACCAAAATCACCTAGAGCTGACTGCACGCCGTCGTCGGTTTTTAGTTCCCAGTCGGCAAGATCAAGGCCAAGCGCCCCTAAAACACCGGTATAGGCACCGTTAAAACGTCCTAAATCTCTTAACTGAATCCTTCGTCTATCGTTAGGATCTACTCTAAAGATAGAATCGCCCCAATCAGAGGCGTTTTGGACCATGTGCCGCTCAACCATGTCGTCAAAGGCATTGAGCGGATTAGCAGAGCTGGGCCGTTTTCCATAGAACGTTTTTTGTTCAAAACCTGCATCAAGAAGCTGATCGTATGCTTGGTTAGCAACCTCAATGTAGTCAGTGAATGTCGGACTGTTTTCGACAAGATACCGATTAAGACCTGTAAAGTTCCTATCGTATGCACGTCGTTGACGTAAACGCGCTTGGCGTTGCGCGATAGTTACACGATCGTTTGGCTCTAACCCATAAACAGCACGAACTTAGTCTACCAAGTTCATACCCGCAAATTCATGCCCTTCGGGGTAGAACTGATCAGAGGATCTCCATTCTCGTACGGTGCCGTCCCAATCTTCAGGTGTGCCAGTAATAACACCCGTATCACCTCTTATCAAAACGTCCCAAATGTCTATCTCATCGTCATCTTCACCTACTGGAGGTTCAGGAGCAGGAGCAGGAGCAGGAGCAGGGTTCGGATTCGGATTAGGGTTCGGATTAGGGTTTGGGTTCGGGTTATTACCACCGCCTCTAATATCATCCGAAGGTGGTGTCAAAGATACTTGTTGCCCTGTTTGTTGGGCGTAGGCCAACGCTTCCATAGCGTTGTTAAAATTTCTTGTTCCTACGTAGTACACTGTAATCCCCTACAAGTTACTTGCAAACGACACAGCAACTACAGAAGAAGGTAGCCCCGGATGAGGTGCAGTTGCCGCTTCTGTATGCAAGTTAAGCTGTGTGTCGTCCGTTGCCCAATACATTTCGATGTACTGACCCGCTGTTAAATCAATCGAAAAATTCCAGTGCACAGCGACGTCATCATTACCTTTAATAATATTTTTCTGACCACCATAAGGTTGATCAGTACCGTTTTTGTTAATCCATGTCCATAACGTAGCGGCCGATGAATTATTATGTTCTAACTGCAAAGTGACTTGAAAATTGTAAACGCCATCAGCAGACGCTGTTATTTGTGTATTATCTGTGCCTTCAATACTTACACCGTTTCCAATATACGTATTTTCAAACTCAACAGGGTAGCCTGTGTTTGCAGACGCCGCTGTCTGGTCAGTAGTGCTATAAAAAAGTCCTCGGGGCATGTATAAGAACTTGCCACCGTCATCTGTGCTAATTAGATTGTCGATGGCGTTGATTAAGCGTGTAAAGAACAGGCGCAGAACGTTATTTTTCTGGTCCATGAACGGGCGGTCATAGACTTCAGGCGGTAAAGGTAGCGCTGGAGGAGCAGGACGATCTAATTCGTTTGCCATTAACGCCTCCCATCAGGTCGCAAATCAATTCTGGGCGACCCTAACTGCCATTTCACTCCTAAATCATCTGATTCTATTTTTATCGCTAACTGTCTACCACGCACACGTGTATTTATTTGTTGCGTATACTCTTCTACCGGCACCGTTGCCGATCGCGTTATATCTCCAGTATTTGTACCGCCTTCTGACGTAGGATCGTTGTATCCTGAACCAGAATTTGCTTGTGGTAACAGAGTCATAGTCGCGCTAGGAGAGTCAGCACTAGACCCGTCAAACGTCATATCCGGCATAACCCGCCAAATAAAAAAGAACCTGTCGCCGTCCTCTATGTCAAACTGCCCCGAAGTAATCGAGGCTTCTATAGCAACAGCATTATCAGTTTCTCGATCATCTGTACCAACTTCATGTTCTACAAGGTTGTTAATATATGTTGCGGCTATAGGGTGGTTGCGAAAGCCTGTATCTAACCACGCGGAACGCGCCATATTTCCGTAGTACCAAGTTTTTTCGAGATAGTTATACACAACGTATTTATCTATCGTCTCGCTAGACGCCGAACAATAGAACCACCACACCTCGTGAAACGCTTCGCCAGTGCCTGCGAATACTTGGTCGTACTGCAACAGGTTAAAGTCGTTAAATACATATCGTTTAACATCACATGGGAGTGTTTGTGTACGTCCATCGTAGGCATAAAACTTATCTTTACCCATCCAGAAAGCTATACCTGACGAATAGGCAACGGCGTTTTGCGAAGCAATAGATATGTTGTCACCAACCAACTGTGAAGACCAAACAATTGGTGCGCCCTGATACTGCAACGAATATAACGAAGAATCAGTCCAAACAAGTATTTCTTGGCGAGATTGTTGGGCCGTAACGATTATAGAGCCTTTAGAAAGCCTTAATGATCCGGCCTGATTAGTTGATGCAGGTGACCAATTAGCAGGGTCTTCTTGATCTGACCATCGTATTAACATGGGGTCAAAGGTTGAAGACCCTTGCAAGTTCACACCAAAACAAAAAACGAAACGGCTAGCATCTGATATTAGTATAAAATTCTGTTTTGTAGGTACGTCTGATGCACTGCCAGAAAATGCCGCGCTAAGTTCTAATGCTCTAGTATCAAGCCCATTTGTAGCATCCCAGTAATATAACGCCCCACCACGGGGACCAAATATGAGATCTTCACCAAAGTTAGACTGGCTCCATAAACGCAAACGTTTGTCAGAAGTACCTCCAGTACCCCATACGCCGCTACTCCAACTACCCCCACCCCAACCAACAAAAGGAACAGCATTGGGGACTCCCGTGTATATTTCGTACGCTCCGACTACTGATTACCCTCCGTTACCTGTATCGCTAGCGTTGGCAGTTACAGTATCTCCGTTAGTATCTTTTGCAGTAATTGTGTAGGTGTTCGCTGTAGGTACAGTCTGCACTTCGTAGTTTTGATTGAGTACATCTGCGGTTATGTTACCTCCAAGTGTTACTGCGCCACTAAAAGTAACAAAATTACCTTCTAATGCGGCATGAGAAGAGTCTGTAACAGTAATCGTTGGACTACCATTCGTTGCAGAAAAAGTAACATCGCCAGCCGCAGTAGTAGCTCGAATAGGAGTGACATCATAATACTCACCACCTTGCTCTATATAGAACTTAAGGTTAGTGCCTACACCTAGTAAGTTGGCCTCTCCAAGGGTAATAAAATTAAAAAGAGACTTTGCAACGCCTAGATACGAATAGGTGGATATACGCTCCCAGCCACCAATTTTTTCAGGAAGCCCTTGGCGAAACCGCACTTTATCGCAGTCATACCAACCGTTCTCATTAGTGTAACGAGTAACTTCCCGATTTATTCCGGGTTTAAAAACCAGCTTTTTTAAAGCCATAGCGCACCTACATAGTGTCGCCAAATACAGATGGCAACGTCGTTACTTGTATTGATACGCTCTCTTTTAGGTTAAGAGGTTGACCACAATCAGAACAAGTGTCGGCTTCTAGCTCTGATTCGTCAAGGTCATATCCGCAATGTGCACAAACAACTTCTATTGTGTGTGCCGGTTCGGTGCCGCCTTCGATATATTTTGCTTCGACAGTATTACGCATATTCTTCTCCATAACGGCCATTACGTATCATTTCAGTCACTTCATCTGCACGAGAACCTACTTGAGTTGCCCATTTAGAGTCCATAAACTCATCTGCGGCAGTAGTGTAATCTCCTATTGCCATAGCCGCCATCGCCTTCCTAAAACTTAGTAAGCGTGTCATACCTAGATTAAAACATAAGTTTATCATTGCGTCCTGTCGGACTGAATCGAGGTCAGGAAACCACGAAAAAGCGTCTAATTCGTACCGGCATCGTTCAATATCGTTAGTTAGCAAGTAGTCAATTTCGTCTTGGGATAGACCAATACCACCGTTCTCGTCTAAATTTCTGCCTACGCCGACAGTAATCTTGTTTTCACTGCATTTATAGGCATGGGTACGTACACCCTCGTGCCGACGCAGTTGTTTTACGAGTTTACTCACTTAGTCAGCCCTCGTGACTTTTCGTAGGTTCGTAAACCACCTAACCCGAGCATCCCCATTAGCACAGTCATTAAAGAATTCATATCGAACTCAGGTAAATTGAGAGTATGAAAGCCAACAAAAAAAAAGCCAACAGGAAGCATCGGCACCAAAACGAAGTGCCAGAGCAAGACAAACGACAGCCCCCACCCAAGGAAGGGACGCCACCCAGCAACAAAAATAGAGCGGTGTTGAGCCTCGGCCTTGTTGATCTCAAGCTGGCCCATATTGGTCTCGTGGGCATGGCGTTCAGCCATCGTTGCTATGTCATGGGCGAGCTTTGCCTTCTGGTCTTTGTCCTCAATAAATTTGTCTAGCAACCCAGCAACGGGTCCGATCAGGGCTTGCATCATTTTTTAGCCTCATACGCATTGAATCCGAAATACGCGCCTACTAACGCACTAACTGATACTAGATAGATGTTCGCAATATCATGCAGTAGCTGAGCGGCTGTATCAAAGCCAGCAATAGAACAAGTGACCACCGCGACCGGATACA